CTTCGACGACGTTCTAGCTTCTTTGAAGAAGCACAACCCCAACTACGCGGCTTACATTATGTCGCAAGCTCCGGGGTTGATAGGCCTGACGGCCGACCAACTGGTGTGTTACACTATGTTTCATCACATCCTCTGGCGACGACGCATATACGTCCAGTTGCTGGATCTGGTGGAGACGTTCATCGACGTTGAAACCAGCAAGTGCTTTTCCAACTTAGTCAAGCAACTCGGCCCATGCCTGAGCGAAGATTTCGCTCTGTTCGCCGAGATAAACTGCCTACACGGGCGCGGCTCCATCCCTTTCGACGTTGATAAGGAATTCGCCGACATGTCACACGAACCATCACCTCCTGGTGACGACGTACGCTTTGCTCCAGGCGTGGTGTACGACGCGGTGTTCGCGCTGTGCCGAAAGTCCATGCCGGCGATCGCTTTCACGGCACCAAACAACCGCTATCACACTTTCTTCCCGACGAAGGATGACTACTGGGCGCGCCGGCTCATTCTTTGTGTCAACGGCGCGCACCACGCCCCGCCTAACAGCGGCTTGCCAGACGTGCAGCACGGCATCGAACGCAACAGAATGGCCTTCCTGGAAGCAACGGAAGCCAATATTCTGTTCACGACAGTGCCAGGCATCTACGCTTCGTTTTCGCAGAAAGACGACAACCCAGCCAAGCGTCCATTGAAGGCTGGTGACACAGCGTCGTATTTGAACGAAGATTATCTCATGAAAGTGGTGGAGCGCCATTGGGAGTCCGAGAGTGTGCTGTTGTCGCCCGGATTGAGCAGCAAGCTAGACGAAGTATTACGAGTACGGACCATGCGCGGCAAGCGCCGCGTGAACCTCGACTTCACCAGATTCGAGCAACAGCACAGCCTGCGCTCGCAAACTGAACTGACAGCAGCGTTGTGTGACTTTCTAGGCGTGCCGACGGATATACGGGAGTGGTTCATTGCAGCACAGAACAACCAGTGGCTAGCCAGGATGGGCGAGACAGTGCGCGTGAAATACGGGCTGTTGACTGGCCGGCGCATGACCACTTTCATCAACACGATCCTCAACTTCGTCTATATCGACTTGGCGTTGGGTGACGCAGT